GTTTACTAAATAAACTTCTTTACCTTCATTCATTAATCGCTCACAAAAGTTTAAAGCTTGTTTTTGAGCATCTTTATCTAGAGCAATATATATTTTTTCAACAGCCGATGTGACTATTTTTTTCATCAAATTTGATTGTATATTTTTGCCTAATAACGGGATAACATTACGTTTAATGGCTATGGCGTCAAATGGTCCTTCGCATAATATAATGGGTATATTCCAGTTTATAAACAATTCAAACGGCACAATATCACGTGATGTTTCAGGGTTACGATATTTAACGTATGGTTCTTTTTCAAATGAACGTCCTGTAAAATAATTTAATATTCCATTAGCATCGTAAGAAGGAATAATAACCATATTTCTATATCTACCTGAAGTGCAATACCCGATATTATATTTTAAAATATCATCTTTAGTTAATCCTCTAGTTTTTAGGTAATGTAATGCTTGTCTGCCTTCAACATCAGATGTTTTAAGGTTTTCAAATGTTTTATATTCTTTAGGTAGTTTAACAGCTTCAGATACCTGAATTGATGTTTCAGGTCCAACATATTTTACAATGGCTCTTAATTCAGCCATTTTTTCAGGTGAAGCTTCTACTTGCTTAAATACTTGATATAATTTTTTACCTTTTTTATCACAAACCCAACAATGCCAGGGATTATCTCCTTTTTTATTTTCAGTAAAATTAATTTCTAGTTTAGGTTTATGGTGGTTGCAATAAGGACAACGATATGCTTTGTTGCCTCGTGCGGTTGATTTCCCAGAACCAAGCACAGAATTAGTCAGTGCTACTAGAGATTGATTTACCATAGATAGGAATATACGAAACTATAGATTAATATCCAAGTCTCGTGTAAAAAACTTTCCTAAAATGTTATCGTTAAAAAATTCTTCGGGTTTTTCTAAAACTTCATAAACAAAAAGATATTTTGTTTCTAGATAAGTAAGGTGTTTTTTATTATTAGCTAAAGCAATAATGGTGCGTTTAAAGTTTTCTTTTGGTTCTGTTTCTAATAACTCAAGTAATGCTTTGTTTGAGCCATAATATGTTTTCCAATCGGATTCTTTAGTAACACGTTTATATGATGGTTTACGACCTTTAACACCTTCATATAATGCTAAATCCTTTTTAGATAATTTAGCTTTACGATTAAATTGTAATACTTTTTTTCCAATATACGCTTTACCTGTAGGTTCATGGTAAACTCTATAGATAAATCCAAAAGTATTAGGAGGAAAATCCTCTAAAGAGGTAACCTCTTCGTTTTTATATAACCACATAATTTTTTAATTTTATAACCAAACCCAACCTTGGTATACTACATCAGCACCACCAGCATTAGTAAATGTAATAGTAGGTGCAGAATAAGATATTCCAATAGTATTAGGAACACCAGGGGTTGAAGCATCATTAGCTGTAACTGTTAAATCTGTTCCTAAAGCAGTTGGTACAGGTAAACCTACATGAGCTGATGTTAGATCAACAACTGCACCTCCTAGGGAAACTCCTGCAAAAGCATAACCTTTTCTGTTTCCAGTTGTATTAATATTAACTACTACTGTGTCACTTTGTTCGGTTGAAGCTACATAAGAAGCTGTTACTGCTAAAGAAGCGGTTGTTTGTAATAAATTACTACTAGGATTATATAAAATATTATCAGCAGTATCTTTATATAATTGGGAATAATCTGATGAAGCTGTTATAATAAATGGTACAGGATAAAATTGATTCGTTGATAATGAAGTATATTTAATAACATTAGCATTTGAAGCTGTACCTGTAAAATCTATATTATTATAAGTTGTATCCCCTGTAAACGCATCATAAAGGGCACTAATATCACTTGCTGAGATGATATTTCCGTTTACTACATTTGATTTATCTAAATTAGCCATAATTATTTATCTATGTTTATAAGTATTGTTGTATCTGTTGTAGGCGATGAAGGTAAAGGTTGAGATAATTTACCTACTGCTAAAAGATCTTGATTTTCATTGTATAATCCAACTGTTGTAATGTAAGGACTAAAATAAGATTCTGTTACAAAACTTAAAGTTGATCCTGTTGTTTCATTAATTATTAAAGAAGGGTTTAAACTAAAATTAAATTCACTTTCTCTAATAGTACATTTATACTGTGTTTCGTAAATATCATAAGAGGATGAAAATGAACAAGTTACATTTGATGAAGTAATAGCATCTTCTATAAATTGACTATCACCTAATCCATATAATGCTTCACCGTATTTACCAACTCCATATCCATCACCTCCAGGAACACCATCACTAGTTAAAGTAATAATTCCGTGAGAATAAAATATATTTCCTACAATTTGATTATTATTTAAAATATTACCTTCACCATCATCTGTTAAATTAATACTTGGTGCTTTAAATACAAAAGAATTTGGTTGAATATAATCACCAAATAACCGAGAAGGAATAGATATTACACCAATAATATCATTAGCTCCTGTTGGAAAAAATTTAGAATATCTTAAATTAGTTTGTTCATAATTAAAATATCTTCCATCTGATTGGGGATTACCTATAAATCTATCTCCTTCTTGATCAGCTCCAGGAACTAAAGATTGAGTTTGGACTGGGGAACCAAATGATGAACTTAAATAATTAGAATAATATAATTCTTTAATAGAATTATAAACTAATTCTTGGTCTTGAGTAGAAATATAACCTGTAGTAGGGTTTGAACCTGAGATAAATATTTCAGATTGTATATTTTTTCCTAAAAATCTATCAATAGAGACATTAGAGCCAGTTAAAGCATCTCCCCCTTCAAAAGAAAAAGACTTATTAACCTCAAATGGGGTTACAATTACATCGGATGCTAAAAATTGTTTGTATGCGCTCATTCATTTTAGAAATCTAGTTTTACTCTAACGAGAGCTTCTTTTGTAAAGTCTTTCAATAAAGGTCTTGATAGTTTAGCAACTGCTAATAATTCATTCGAATCATTATATAAACCTACTGTAGTAACATATACTTGTGGGTTATTGATAAAATTAGAATACAGTACTTCACCAGTAGAACCAGAAATAAATGATGGATTTTCTGAATAGTTAAATTCTGAACTTCTAGGTCTTACAAATATAAAATCCGAAGTAATAGTTTCTTCTGAGTTTAATCTAAAGTTTCCTGATCCACTCATAGCTTGAAATAAAGAAGCCATAGGTGTTACTGTAGGGGCTGCACTACCTGTAGATGATCCACTATATTGGAAACCAATACCACCACTGATCGGAAAATCAGCTAATGCTAATGGATTTAATAAAATAGTACCAATATCAGGAAGTAACCATCCATAAGAACCCGAATTAGCTGAGTATCCATTACTATCTACTGATGTATTTACTACACCTCGTGATCCTGAGATTAATTGGAATACTCTACCAGCTTCATTAAATTGAACTGAAGTTACATAAGCACTATTATCTGTTAATGAAATAGAACCTGATGAACCTGAAATTTGAAGATCTAAAGATTCTAAAAATAGTTTTTCTTTATATCTAGCTCTATCAACAGAGATAGCAAAAAATTCAGAAGCTGTAATATTACCAAATACAAAATCCGTATTTTCATCACCTAATACAAGGTTTTGATATTGACCATAGATTGTTGATGTTGGTGATTTTCCATTTACTGAATTATTATAAACTAAACTACCACTCCCTTCACCATTACCATAAGTAATGGCAAATTGTACGGCTGCAGTATCTTCAGAAGATTCTGTTTGGAAAACATTTAAATAATAGTTTCCTGAAGCATCGGCTGCTTGGGTTGAGGAAGTAAAAAAAGTAGTTAATGTGGGTTGACCTCCTGAAAATAAAGTAGCGGAGATACTATCAGCTGATACTACAAAATCGTCGGCTTCTAATCTGTTAAATGACATAATTTTTTATTTATTGTACTTTATTTACTTGTACTGGGATTGTAAGTCTTGCTCCGCTATCCCTACCTACTACAGTAAGTGTTGCTCTTAATACTGTGTTTGAACCAAATAAAGTATTTACTGTTGTTGCTCTAATATTAATAGTTGTACCTACAACTGTTTTAGATACACTAGTACCAATTGTTGTTGATTGATTTAATGCTGTTACTTCAGGAGTATCAATACCAACACCTTCAAACGTTGAAAATAGTCTAACATCTGAAATAGTTGCTGTATAACCAGATGATTCAAAAGTATCACCCCCTGCGTAATTTAATGTTTGAGGTGTTAATGCTAATGAAGCACCTTGTTTTAGTGTAATTTGTGTAGTACCTAAATCTAAAATAGGCATTCTTGCTGTTCCTCTAGGTAATGTTGTAAGTTTATATTTCATTACTTGAGTTTCTTGAGGAAATGCTTCTAATAAGGGCATGTTTTGTAAAGCCTCACCATAATAAGCAGAACCTGAGGGGTGATTTGGATTGTATAAAGTATAATCTATTTCATCATCTGCTAAAGCAAATTGAGTAATAGAGAAAGAACCATCACCTCTAGCTAAGAGTTCTCTGCCTTTTGTAGTTAAAATAGCATCTACTGTTACTACTGAATTGTTTAAATATCCCATTGTGTAAAATTAGTTTGATTATAAATATATTAAATTATGTTTTTTTCTTCAAGGTCTGCGATTATTTCATCAAATCTAGCTTCTAATCGAGGAGAAACATATTCTGGGATTAAAAATCCATCTCCTGAACCACCTCCTTTGTTTGTTTCTATTAAAACAAAATTTGGATTTGGTGAATATCTTCTTAATAGGAAACTATCTAAATTAGTTCCCGAGGTAACAGGACCACTTAAATAAAGATATAATTTATCATCTACATTTTCGTTTGGAGCGGAAGCTGAAATTACTTGATATACATTTTGTTCATTAGCAGAAAATCTAATTTCATCTCCTACTTGTACTGTCAAAGGTAAGGTTGAGGAATATCCCGATCCTGAGACATCTTCTTGTTTACCTCCATATACAGATGAATCAAATTTAGATCCTGTTAATACAGCGCGGTTTGAGCTACCTACTGTCCAAAAAGGAGAAGTAATACCTCCTGATACTGAATTAGGTATTTGGGTCATGCTAAACACAGAATCTGAAACATATGTTAAAGCCCCAGCACTACCACCTCCTGTGTCTGTAACTGCGATTTGTACTCTGTATCTGTCACCATCAAAAGCTGCTGTTTGTGAAGGAGAGGTAAAATTAAATATTTGGTAATCTTGGTTACCACTATTTTGTACAGATACAATTCCTGTCTTTATTGTTCCTATTGTTGTCCATGATGAAGATCCGCTAGGTTGTCTTTGGAAATAAACATCTATTAAACCATTTCGGTTTTGATATGATGTTTCTTGGAATCTACATCTTAAAGTAAGAGTAGGAGTTACTGTTACACTTCCTGAGGGGGTTGTTTGTAGTTCAAAATAATCAAGTCCTGTATTATATGTAACATCAGCTCCCGTTTGAGAAGTTATTGCGTTAAAAATTCTTACTTCCCCCGAGGAAATAATATCAATACCAGAAGATTCAGCTGAACCTGTATATGCAGGGATTGTTTCACCTCCGGATAAATCATCAAAACTCATAGTAATAACAGCTTGTCCTGCTTCACTACCTGTTTGGGTGTATAATATAGGTAAAGCAATAGCTCCAGGAGCAATTACATTTGTAACTCCTGATATATCATCTACAGTATTTGTAGGGGTATTTCTAAATACTACATTTGCTTTATTATTATTAGAATTAAAGACAGTAGTCAAATTATCATAATATGAACTTGATAAACTTGGTTGATAAGTATTTCCAAATTCATCAATTAATAATAAAACGTGAGCATTTCCTTGACCTTGTCCTGGGTTTATTGAGGATAATCTTTCAGGGGAAGACCCACCAATCCAATCAAAATAAGCAAAAAAGATTTTTTCTGATTCAATTACAGGTTGTTGATTATTAGATCCTACATTTATATCTGGGGAGCTATGTCTACTACCATCATATCGAGGATTAGTTATCCTTGCTGTGGTGTAATTTGAATATTGTACTTTTGCTCTGGTAGCACTTCCACTTAAAATAGTATCAGCGTTTACAGCAATTATAGCATTTGAACTATAATCAACATCCATATAAAATTCATTTATACGATCAGTAACAGCATTGTTAATTAATGGATTACAATCACTAATACTAAAATTACCTTCTGTTATAAATGGTGAAAATATATTTAAAGTTTCTAAGGATTGGGTTGTTACTGCTTGATTAATTTCCCAACTACCACTTCTATAACTAATATCATCAACTCCTGTAGCAGTATTTGATACTTGTATATAAAATTGTTCATCTTTACTTATAGGATAAAAACTTTGGGATAAAGTAGTTGGAAGATATGCGAGTGGAGGAAAACTACTTCCTTGTAGTGAAGAAGTTGTAGCAATAATTCCTCGTTCACTAGAAACTAAATCTATTTTTAATATTCCATTTCCTCCTATACCACCAGATCCATCAGTAACTGCATCAAACGAACAAGTTACACTTAGGGGACCTAAAGTATTTACTCCGGGGAAATTATAGTAAGTACCCCCTACAAAAGTCCAATCAGTTACTTGTCTAAGTACTCCTGCGGGAAGTGTTCTGGTAGTATCTGCTTTAGTATCTAAAGTAGCATCAGGAATAATATTATTATCTATAACAAATTCTGATTGGCTTATAAAAACAGCAGAATCTGTTGATAAAGCATATACATTACTATTTAAATCACTTGAAGAAATAGCTGGGGTGAAAGTTTCAATTGCTAGATCTTTATTAGTAGTTGTAGGAATAGATTTTAATTCAGGAGTAATTGTAAAATATCTTGAATGTGTTTCATATGAACCAATTCCTTCAAAATTAATATCTTCTCCAAATATTTTTCCAAAAGACCCACTTAAATAAGGTTGTAATGGGTTTTGATCTCCTGCTGAACTTTGAGATACTATATAATCTACTTGAACAACACAAGTTGTTGGATAATAAGGAGCAATTTGTCCTGATAATGAATCGAAGCTACTTTCAGTTGTTGATTTTATTGAGTAACCGTTAAAAGTAGCTGTAGCTCCGGGGGTTAGGGGGAATTGTCCTCCTGCTGGGATTCCTTCTGTTGTTGAGTTTAGATTTAGAAATGATCCTATTACTTTAGACTTAAAAATATCATTTGGTTCTACAAATAAAGTATAATAATCTGCTTGTTCGCTAATAGAAATAATTTTAAATTCAACTACTCCTAAATCGTCTAATTGTAGTCTTAATGTATTTAATCCTTGTAAACTTAAAGTATTATCATTCCCTTCAAGATCAGTTTTATTAATCTTAATTACTTTAATTCCTTGTGTTATGTCTTGAGTTGCTGCCATTAAATTACTGAGCTTGAATCATATAATAAATATATTTCCCCAGAAGGTGGGGCTATTGATATATTGAAGAAATCACTTGATAATTCTGTTATTACAAAACTAGCAGAATAATTAACTATTGTTGTTGGTGCTTCTTTTAAATTATCACATCCAGGATTTAATTCTCCGTTAGTAACTATAAAATTAGAACCACTTAATTCACCATCAAAAAATTCATGTTGTGAAGATGCTGTATAACCTACAGGACCTGTTATAGTATCATTACTTCCTGACCAACTTTGAGTAATTGGTGAAATGTTAAATCCAGGACCACTACCTGAGATTTGTCCATTTAATTCAGGCATTGTTCCTCCGTTTGATCCGGTTACTGTATTTGTTATAATAGAAGATCCTGTTACTTCTAGGTTTTGAAATACAAATGGATCATTTTGGAATTGATACGAAGTTGTTGTATGTGTATCTAATTGTGGTGTTGGATATTTATTTCTTTCTAATAAATGTTGTTTGATTACTACTCCTGATGCTAAAGCTGTTCTAGCAGGAACAAAATCTTTTAACATTTTAAATAATGAATTATCAAGATATTTAATTAATCTTATATAATCCCATAAATCATAATTTGATTTATATTTTGAAAAATATTCATCTCTTAACTTATCTAAATCAGGGTATGATTCAGCAGATGAGGATATTTGTCTAGGATCTCCAATATAATCTCCAATGTTAAAATATCCTAAAGATGAAATAATATCATCATTAATTTCATTTTGGGGAGAAAATGCTATTTCTACGTAATCAACATCGGCTGTATAACTTTCACTTGTATATGAATTTTGTTGTACACTTATAAAAGGTGAAAGAGATGATGATACAGGAATATTTTCAAATGAACCACTTGTAGGAGGTAAAACAGTATCTATTTGTTTTAACTTATTTGTATTTCTATTTTTAATACCTGCTGGTACTTGGTCATAGAAAAATACTTCTTTATTAGATGTAAATGTTCCATTATTGATAGTAATATTACTATCTGAAGCAAATGAATTTATAATTTCAGATCCTGTTATTTTAGGATGTATAGATACCGATCCAGTATATAATTCACCTCCTAATGAAGCTCTAAATGCTAATTCATCTTGAGAACTAGAGAATGTTGAACCTTCAATAGAATTAGGATTCATTGTATAATCTCTAAAAGTAGTATCCCTTAAAGTAGTATTAAAATATCTGATTTCTTGATACGAACCACTAAAATTAGTATAACTACCTATTGGGGCTTGAGAAGGGAAATAAGAATTTAATGCATTGTTCCAATGAGTAAGTACTGAAGCTGTAAGTGAAGATGATGCTATAAATCCTATTTCATATCCATCTTTTCCATTATATATTTTATTAGCTGCATAAAGTTCAAATAAACTTTCATCTTCTTGTTGAGACACCATTACAGACCACCATCCACCATCAAAGAAAGGTAAATTAACACTACATGAAGTTGATGAATCAATATAAAAATATAAATTAGCATATTGATTTGAAGGATCAGGTATAGAACCACTATATGAACCTGAGGAGAAATCTCTGTCATATTCTAATACCATTTTTACTTCACTACCATCATCTAAACTCCATAAAGATTGAGATTGTAAAGAATTAGATGATGAAGGAGGCATTTTAAACCTAAACTGTAAGGTATGAGGAATATCATCTCTTGATAACCATGAAGAGTTTAAAGGCCATTCAGTTTCAATAGTACCATCTTCACCTGTATCAAATTTATAATTATAAACATCTTGCCAATAATCCCAATCATTTATATTAATTTTATCCTTACCACCAAATTCACTAATACGTAAAATTGTATCAGGAATGCCGTAAATATTAATTAAAGTACGTAAACCTTCAACCGTACCTTTTTTCTTAAGTAAATATGGTAAGTTGTGATATATGCGCTTATAAATTGATTTGTTAATATCCGATGTAGGGTATAATGAACCTGTATTAGACGCAGTTACATAAGTATCAATGTATTCAAATCCACTAGGTGCAGGTAATAAACCTGTAGTACCAGGGAGTCCTAATAAACTTCCTGAGGGATCTATTCCTAATAAACCTATGTAAAGGTCATTTACACTAAAATTATTTTGATATATTTTTACACCTAAATCTCTAATAGCATCAGTTACTAAATCTTTAGAAATACCATAATTTAATCTATTATCAGCATCAAATTTATCTGTTACACTTTGAATATAGGTGTAAATATTATCAAATTGTTGACCTAACATTTCAATAAATAACTCATATTGAGCATTATTAGAGTCATCTCTCAGATATTCAGGAATAGAATTAATTAAAGCATCATCATTTTCATCATCGTATGCTGATGCTGATGTAGATTGGGTTACAAAAAAGTTATAACCAATTCCCGGGTTTGTAGTAGGGGCATTTATATATGGCGGTGTGGAATTTGTTTTAGGCCATGATTTTGATTCAGATTCAAAATATAAAAAATGTTCATACCCATCAAATCCAGTAATAATATCATCAATTTTTTTCTGCCAAATATTATTACTAGAAGATACATAATAGGATCCACTAGAAGGATTAGTAGAATAACTTGAACTTACAGTATATTCTTCTATTAAAGATAATTTATAATAAAAATTTTCTAATCGGGATTGAGCAGAACTAAAATTTATAAAATTAGAATAATCACTATAATCAATATTAATTTTTATTCCTTTTTCTGCTAAAATATTATTTAATTGGTATTGTAAACTCCCAGAACCTTGAGAATCAGTTGTACTAGAAAGAGATG